TGTGATCGTAAACGCGGCGTTGTCCAGGGGCAGTCCGGCGGGCGCGGTATCAAACAGCCACAACTCACCAGAAATTGCCTGCAAGTCGCCGTCAACGAACAGGACACGAGGGATTGTCCCCGTCCCGCCCAAAAGACGGGCGCAATCAGAGAATGTCATCGCGGTGCTGCTTGTACCAACGAAGTCTCCCGACCCTTGCGCGCCTCCAACGGTTATGGTCAGGGTCTTGTCAACGATGACCGTATCCCCGTGAGTCACAACGGCTCTTGAACTTAACCAATCTCCTAACTTTGTCTTATCTGTATTAGCCATTTCATTTTCTCCTTATCTAATCGAATGGTAATTATAACACCAGAAACTCTTCCCGTTCTTCCCGCGCGCGCCTAATGACCTGCATGGAAATAGCGGGGATATATGGTTTGACTTTAGCCCTTTTTGCGCGCGCGTACGGGGGAACACCACATCCAGTGACAGAGACGGACACAGGCGGGGTTGACGGGGCATAAGTAAAATCTGCATATATACTCGTTACAACAAACGCCGTATTCTGCAACTCTATCAACCTTGTTGCCAATAGCGAGGTCAGATTTATTGGGGTTGCTGTATATGTCTGCGTTATTGCTGGTAACAAACGCGCGGCGCGGAGTGAAGTCAGATTTTGGGCGGTCATATAAAACACAGTTGTAGCCGCCGGTAATGTATAACTTCTAAACAGGCCCGTCAGGTTTTTCGCGGTTACGACAAATGACGTAACACTGGCATTAAGAGGCAACCAGGTTTTCTTAAGCGAGGTCAGATTGACCGCCGTTACTGCATATGAAGCAACGGATGTCTCTAAAGAATACGCCGGACCTCCGACATATCCCTCTCCAATCTTGCCTAAACCAACAACCTGACTTGTCATATTAGTTCAGCGGTTGCGAACTCCAGCGTCATTTCATTATTCGCGCTTGCCGTGCCGCCCATTGTCCAGTTGACAACCAATGCCCTGTTAGCCGCATCAGAGTCAACGGCCAGAGCTGCCGCCATTTCAAACGATACGGGTCGGTTTGCTACCGCAAGAGAACCCATTAGGTTGCCTGCTTGCCCAGTAGTCGGAGGAACATGCGCGGCGGTAAGTGTGTTGGTCATTATTCCAATACCTATCAATTCCTGGTCATTAGATGCTTGCCCGATAAGATCGAAGTCTAAACGCCACGCGCCCCTGTCTGCATCAGCGGTGGATAAAAGACCCGTATCTATCCACAAATTTGAACCGCCGTATGTAATGGTGAGTACGGGGGTGGGTTGCGTTGCGGCATTGTACAGGTAAGTACCTCCGCATCTGACCCGAACAATCCTGCCAGCCGCCAATAGTCCAGATGGAAGCGTGACTGTAAAATAAGCAGCGAGGGCATTATTGTTATTCACTACAACTGCCGTAGTCGTCCTGGCGATTATCTGTGGCATACTCGGAGTGATACGCATGTCGATACATTGAGTGGTAGCAATGGCTGTGTCATTTGCGGGTACATAGACCGCCGAAATCACAACATCGTTCGCGGAACGGGCGGGGGGCTTTGGCGCAGCAGCGGGGGTTCCCGCGCGCACCGCGAGCGCACCCGCGTTGGTGACAACAATCAGGTCAATACGCGGGTTTGACCCATCTGCGGCAGTAATAGTAACATCTGCGGCGGCAACCGCGAACAGAACCTTATTGCTCAACACCGCACCCTTAGCGACGTCGGGAGTCATATCCGCCCCGCCCGTCACGGCGAGGCCAGACAGAACACAATCTATTCCAGCGAGTCCGGCAACAAGGACATCCAGATATTCCTGAAAAAGAATACTCTGAATATCATTATCGCCCTCGCCCTTATCGGGAAGAGTCCATGACATAATAACTCCTATGCAATGGTCAGAACGCCGTTGGTATCGTCAAAGTTGATTGTAAGCGTTTCGCCATCTGCCAGCGTAATTTCTGACCCATAGTTATAAAATCCGATCAGCATGTCTCCCGTACTGCCATCGTCGTACAGGAAAATATACTGGAACGGGCCAACTGCCCCGCCGGTTGCGGTAAGCACAAGATCTGTTATCTTCCATGTGAACGTGCCTCCCGACTGTGCGTGTGCTGACACTGTACATACGCGGGTTGAACAAAACGTATACGCCACCTGGGTTTGGTCAGCAATGACCCCATCTGCCACAAGGGGCGGATTAGCGGCGTTGGTCAAACCAACAGTAATCTGCGCGCCGGATAGATCAATCCCTTTCTGCGCCAGATTTTCTACGAACGGTTGAAATTTAGTTAATGCTACTGCCATAGTTATCTCCTTCTAGTATTCGTAATCTATATGCGTTTCGGTTCCGGTGATTTGATTATCTTTATCCCGAAGGACTTTTTGCTTTTCTACACGGTGTTTCGGCCCCTTCGCCAATCCGTCTTGTGATTTGACTTCTTTTACAGCAGGAACCTTGACATCGTTCTGAATGGTTACGGGAGTCGGCTCCACCTTTATTGTGTTTTCAATCGGCGTGGGTTCCACCTTGATTTCGTTCTGGACAGTTATCGGAGTCGGGGAGATGATGTTATTGATAATGGGCGGTTTGTACTCTTCCATGTCGGGAACGTTATTATATATCTTTATGGTCGGCATTTGATTCGCCTCCTTTATCAACTGACATTCGAGCCGCAACGCTTCTATCAGCCCCGAATAGTCCGGTTGAGTGAATACGGGAAAGTCCGAGACTGTCTCGGAAATATTGAACGCGGACCGGACTTCGGCTTCCGTTTTGCAATTTAGCAAAGCAGAGTGAACTTGCGCCTGGATATTCGCGGGGATGTCATCGCAGACGAAGTTAACATCCTTGCCTATGTGCTTACATGCTTTACGCATCCACTTGTTTAGATTGTCCTGGAAAGCAGGGATGGGGGAGGAAGTATCAGTTGAGCTGTCCGGTTCCTTGTTCATCTGCTCGTCAAGTTTCTGTTTGTTTTCTTCCTTTTGCTTTTTAATGCCCTCGAGCATGAGTTTCTGATCTTCGGTTAGATCGTACCCTAAAATGGACATGGACAACTCTATCACTTCCGGAGACTGTCCGCCTATCGCGCCCGCGAGAGAACCAAGAGCAGTTGCGTTATCCGCTTCGTCTGCCTGGAACACCTCAAGTCTTTCGGGTTCAAACTCCAGATGATAACCCATTCCGTTTAGGATCTGCTCGTTCAGCGCGTCTCCGATAATGCGAGCCTCGGGAACTACTGTATTAGAGTAGAACTCGCGCTGTCTGACATCCGCAGTCGCGTAGTTCTCGTCCTCCAGCATGTGCCTTGTCCCCATCGCTGTATGAACCTGCCGCGTTAGATCATCAAGAATAGTAATGCCGTTGAACGCCTCAAGCCCCTCCCCTACGATAGTTGGGGTTATCGCGTCTGAATTAAAGACCTTCCAGGATAGGTTCTTTATTCCGCGCATGAACTTGTTGAACCACTTCTCTACCCTCTCTGCCTCTTCCTGACTTGGCATCCCCTTTGCGGCTAGCAACATGGCTTTAACTGCCCCTCTAGCCATGTAATCGTTGACGAAGATGTTAATTTGACCCAAAGCACCAGCGGACAGTAAAGCGGCGGCCAGGGGCCAGACAGTAGGAGGCCCAATCTCAACAGCGGGATCTGCCAACCAGACATACAACAACTGCTCCGGCTTGTACTTTAGCGTCTGCTTGCCGTTGTTGCGCTCGAAATACTCAAGACCGTTATTATTGCTGATTTCTGCTTTTATGCTGGTTGGAACAAAATACTGCATCTCCTTGACAACCAGATACTTGTTCATGGCTTTAGACCAATACGCCTTGCCATACCCAACTAAAGCAGCCTCGGTCAACCACAGGAAATGTCTCGGATTCGGGATAAAGCCTATAACATTCTGGTAATCGTCCGAATTGTCAATCTCTTTATCACCCTTGCCATAAATGCAGAAAGGGAGGTCGGAGATAGCCTTGCATCTTGCTTGCCACGCAGATTGCACGGCGGGGACCAGCGCAACAACGCTCGCCTTCTGCGCGTCGCCTACCCACGCCTCAGGGCTGTCGTCCAGGTCCCAGGGATTTATGCTTTTAATTCCATTGGTCAGTTTGAATGTAGTATTGATAACTGATTTCATCTCCTCTCCTTATGACATCACCCAGGCAGAGGTCATGTCGTTTTCGTAAGCATAGCGCAGCGCGTCTATGAGGTGATTATCTGAATCGACCGGGACGGGCAACGCGTTCCCTCCCTTATCCTCTTTCCACTTGTAACCCTGTAGTTCGTTTCGCATATTGATACACTTTGTATCTACAATTATTGTCTGTTGTTGTAACCACTGAATCCCGTGTAAAACAGAGTCTTTCCCTTTTGCCGCTGGATTGGCAGAAACTTTGTATCTCTGTAATTCTGCTATAGACTTCGGCTCCGCGCTATCGCAGGTCACTGGCTGCGATCCGAACATCTTTATCGCCTCTTCCGCCAGCTTGTCATTGGTCAACCCGGTTTGGTAAAGTTCGTCATAAATATAAATCGTCTTTCTTTCGCGGTCATAGTGGGATGCAACGATTCCCGCCGGGTCTGCCGAATACCCAAAGTCAAGTCCGTTACGATGATTGGTGAATTGGTCTCGTTTTGAAGATAGGTCCTCAACTTTCCAGTTGGTGAAGATGACATTTCCCAATACTCCCCAGTTTCCAAGTGAATACACTTCATAACGGTATTTGTCCCGTTCTCCCTCAAGACGGGCAACATCCTGCCTAGTAAGGAAACGATTATCCTTGTACGTAGTCTTGAGAATGCAGATTTCATCTGTTCTATACTCTTTCTGGCTGTCAGCCCAGCCGATATGCTTGAAATAGGTCTCGTATATCCAATGCGTTCTTAAAATAGGGTTGAAGGAAAGTACTAGACGCTTCGGAACCTCCTCGGACCCGCCTCGCTGCCGCTTTAGGATCTGTGCGACACTTGCCGCTTCTGTCTCCGTCGCCTCTTCTACCCAAGCATCCGTGAATACGCCTTTAGCGGGTGTTATTGATTTTATCTTCTCTACATCGTCAAGCCCAACGAATACGCATTGATAGCCATTCGACGCGGTGATAGTTCCATCCGTCTTATTTATATTGAACAGGTGCGACATGCCCCAGGTAGAAATGACCTTACCGATTTCCATCGCCACCGAACCGCGTATGGTACGCGCAACCTCGCGGCAGACTAGATAATTTCTGCCTCCCCGGAGTAGATCACAAACCACGCGCTGCGACAGAAAGACAGATTTACCGGAACTCGAACCTCCGTAAAATATCTGCAAAGGCGTTGTGTCTTCGCGATAATCGTAGTAAACATCGTTGAACAAACTCGAATGAATCTCAACTTCCATCCTCGTCCTTTACGAAAGTAACCGTTATTTTGTCGCCCTTGCTAGTCAGGTCAAGTTTATTCGGGAACAGGTCTAAATGTCTGCCTATCTTCTCTGCCGCTGCCTGCGCGTCGTACAGCTCTATCTCCAGGTCGTGTACTTCCCGATCCTCGCCAGATTCGCCTTTCGCCAAGAAGATGGTGGTTTTCTGCTTGATCCGCTTGATTAGCTTGGTCAGGCCGAGTTGTTTGGCTTCCTTCAGGTCAATATCAAAACCGGGGCCGTCTTTAGACAAGAATTCGCCAATGTCTCCCCGCGCCATGTCTGCCAGAATCTTTAGGACCTCATCCGCGCCCATGTGCAATTCTTGGA